CGCGCCAGTCCGCGCGGTCGTCGTTCTCGACATGGCCAAGCTTGCCGGGATTTAGATTGACGCCAGCCCGTTTGCGCCATTCCGGATCGTAGTCGACGCCGTAGGGCGGATCGGTGACCATGAGCGATGGCTCGACGCCAGCAAGCGCCTGCCTAACGTCTGCGGTGTTGGTCGCGTCACCGCATACGAGCCGGTGCCGGCCGAGCCGCCACGTGTCGCCGCGTTGCGCGACCGGCACCAGCGGCGGCTCGGGCACCTCGTCAGGATCGGTGAGCCCGGGATTGGAGCCCGTCAGCCGCGCCAGCTCTTGCTCGGAAAAACCAATAAGCGGCAGGTCGAACCCCATACTCGCGAGGTCGGCCACTTCGAGCTTGAGCAGCGCGTCGTCCCATCCGGCGTTGTCGGTCAGCTTGTTGTCGGCGATGACGTAGGCGCGCTTCTGCGCCTGCGACCAACCGCGAGCGACCATAACCGGGACCTCTCCTAGTCCTATCCGCGCGGCAGCCAGGACTCTCCCGTGGCCAGCGATAATCATCCCCGCCTCATCCACGAGCACCGGCATAGTCCAGCCCCACTCCCGGATCGAAGCTGCGATTTGCCCAATCTGCACCTCGGAGTGGGTCCTCGCGTTGCGCGCATACGGCACCAATTCGGCGAGCGGGCGACGCGCGACTTGGTCAGCGGGCCACGTCGCCGACATTTGGCCGTTGCGCGCGTTTTTGCTCATGAGGGCTATCCCACTAGCTCGACTCGTTATTCGCAACGCGTGACCAAGTGCGGCCGAACGCGCCAAATGGCCCTCCCTCGAACCCTCGGCCGCTCACGAAAAAGGGCCGCCGCGGTCGAAGGCGCGCGAGCTTCGTTATTTTTCGAGGGCCCCCCCGGCCCTACGAAACTTGGGCGGCGTTTGTCCTGGCCCCCTGGCTCCCTAGTGCCGCGATTCATGACGCTTGGCTTGGCTTGGCTTGGCTTGGCTTGGCTTGGCTTGGCTTGGCTTGGCTTGGCTTGGCTTGGCTTGACGTAATCGATTGGATGGATGACGTGGATCGACCGGCCAGCCATCGGCGTCGACGTCGCAGCGATAGCCCCACAACTCTTCGCGTTTCTTGTGGCGATCATGGCAGGGTTGGCAGAGCGACTGCAGCGCGCCGAGAAAGAACTTGTTTACGTCGCCGTTGTGTGGCTCGACGTGGTCCGCCACCGTAGCGGGCTTCGGTACCCCTCGTGCAAGGCACAGCGCGCACAACGGAAACTCCCGGAGTTGGGCTCTCCTACGTCGAACCCAATGGCCCGTGCCGTATAGCGCATGCCAGCGACCCGTGCTGCGGCTCGTCATCAATATTCGACAGAGAGAGGCGCTGCGCGCCTGCGGGGTACAAGTACGGCGCACAATCGTCGTACCAGCTTCTGCATTCCATAGGTCAGCGTCGGGATTTATGCTCGCGCGCTTCCGCCGCGAGTGCATTCCTTACATCGGACTGTGAAATCCCGAATTGCCGAGCAATTGCAGAAGGTCTTACGCCAGCCTTAAAAGCAGCGCGCACCGCGTTCAGCTGGCCTTTTGTAAGGGAGCCTGAGGCAGGCCCATCGACCACCCGAGGTCGTGCAATCTTTCTTTTAATGGGACTCGATGGCAACCTGTTGCGACGCCTCGCCTCCGCAGTGACCGCCGAAAGCAACGCATCGATTTCGGCATCATCCAGTCGCTTAAGCGCGCCAGCCAAGTCCATCGGCAGGAAGTGGCGTGGAGGCGAGGCCTGTTTGTCCGACGCAACTTCGCTGCGCGGGAGGGGGGCAGGCGCCTTCGTGGTCGAGGGAGCCGAAAACAGGTCTGGCGTTGTCGCTTCAGACCGGCGTGGTGGCATCACGCCACTATGCCGCCGGCCGCTAGCCGGGGCAATCGGCCTGAGTTATGCGGCGGAAGCTTTCTCGGAGGCTAGTTCGGTGAAGCAGTTTTCCTGCGGTTGGATAGCACGCACAACAGTGCAGAAGGGCGGCATCCTTCGCTAACCGTTAGCCGCTCTGGGTGGCAGCCGTAACTCAGATTTCAGGCTGTGCGTAGCGAGATTTCGGGACAGCGGCCCCTGGCATGCGTTCTAACCGAGGGACGACCCGCGTGAGCTGCGAGGCCGTCTTCTGCTCCCTCTCGCAATTTCGCACCGTGCTTTCAAGCTAAGACTTGTATCGGTCACGCGTCAATTCGAAAACGATCGGCTCGCGCATTTTTTCTTTAAGCCGTTGATGCGACTCGTGAAAACGAGCGATCTAGCTTTTAGCAGTGGGAAGCCAGCGAACACGATGTTCCAATCACTCGCAACGGAGGTCCCTGAAAGCGACACGCAGCCGAAAGGCCTTAGCCATTTGGTCGTTGCTCTCGTCAGTCGCGAATGCCGTAGTGCTTTGCGAGCACGCCGAGGCCGGCGACCAAGATTCCCCGCGCGCTTTCCTGCCGTACGGGTCGGCCTCCCCAGCCCTGACGAAGTGCCCATTCCCGGATCGAGGTTTGCATCCCGACGACGTGCCATACACACGATCCAGCCGGCGAGCCATGGCCGCCCAGCGCATCGAGTGCGCGAGCGACACGTTCGCGTGCTGCGGTCTGCGTATCGGTGAGATCGCGAACATCATGGGCCGGCGACGGTGATCGCGCCATCAATGTCAGGTTTACCCTCGGCATTGAGTCGAAGCAGGCGATGGTGAAGGCGGCTTGGAAGTCGCGTGCGGCGGCGTGCATGGCCGGCGTGATCGTGCCCGAGTCGAGCAGCAGTCGGAGCGTATCGACGGTGCGGTGGTGTACGACCTGAATCCCGTTTGGATCGAACTCAGTCACTCGTCGCCGCACAAGCTTCTCCAGCTTCCGCTTGGAGATGTGGTGTGCACCTGGCTTAGCTGCACGCGCTGCTTTCTGGTTCTTGGTCATCGCGCCGTCATTTGCTGCCGCCGGCGAGCTCGCGGTTTTGCCGCCGAGAACCGGGAGTGCCATTGCCATAGAGCTTGTCGCCGATCTGCCGAATGAACTCGCGTTCGGGCCAGCTGAGGCGCTGGTCATCGACCGAGACGGCCAGCAAGCCCTGTTCGCGCCAGCCGTCGCGCTTGACCTCTTCAGGCGCGCGCCGCGCGCCGCCGTAGCCTTTCGGGAGGCATCTCATCGCACGACCTCCCGCAGCACAGCGGCATACCCGGCAACATCTCGAAGCGAGTCCCAGTGCGCCGGATCGTGCGCGAGCCGCGCAAGCTTCAGATCGATCAGGCAGAGCACCACTTGGGCAGGTGTGATTGGCCGACCGAGTGTGAGCGACCACCGCGCCGCGATTGCGGCCATGGAGGCCGCAGGATCCCCGTACGACTTGCGCCGGTCCTCCACCAGGCGAGCGGCGCTATGAAGCATCTGTTCGCCGGTCATGTGCGGGCCTCCTGGGTAGCGTTGGAGGCTTGGCTCATGCCAGCGGCGAGATCGATCACCACGCCGATGATGGAGGCCGGCTCAGCGTTGCCCAGCCGTCCCATGCTGTTCGCAATTTCGCGTGGCTCGACACCGTGCTGGATCAGGCAGGAGACCACGACGCAGGCATCGGCCAGCAGCGCATCGAGGTTTGAGCCGGATCGAATGCCATGCGTGAACACCTCACCGGGACGCCCGTCCGGATAGAATCCAACCGTTACGGTGAACCGGCTGCCGTTGTGGTTAAGCTCGACGGTTTCGGCGGGACGCCGGTTGGGAAGCCGCTGCCGGGTCATCGCACGCCCCCATGGGTGTCGATGGCCCAGAGCAGGATGGCAATGGCATCGGCCTCGCTGTCGTCGGCGGGGTTGTGCCTATGCAGGTATGCGGCCAACTTCGCCGCGCGGACAGGATCGTCTCGAAGTAGACCGACCGCTGTGTTGCAGTTGTTACAGAGCAACTGTCTAACAGTGTCGGTCATATGGTCGTGGTCAACGACCAGAACACCGTGTGGTCCGTCTGGCAGAGACTCGCAAATGGCGCAGCGCCCATGCTGGGCCAAAAGCATACGCTCGAAGTCTTCTACAGATAGGCCGTAGTTTCTCGAAAGATTATATCGGCGATGCTTTTGCACCGGAGAAAACCGAGGTTGATACGCCGGATTGCATGCCCTCGAGCAAAAACGTCCCCATCCGCGCGCTATATTTTTGACCTTCGTCGTAAAACCTCGTCCGCATCCAGCACAGGCTACATCAATGCTCGCTCGCTTCGGTCCGATTGAAAGAGCAACTCTGCTATCTGCGAGTTCCCTGAACCGAGGGTTGCAAGCGCGGGAGCAATATCGCCCCCCACCCGGTCGGGTAGCTGATTGATATTGCACCTGAAACTGTGCGCTGCACGTTTCGCACACCCTGCTAACAACCGAATGCCATTTGTCGACCATTAGACCACTCCCCGCGTAGCAATGGCCCAATGGAGAATTGCCAGGGCGTCCGCCTCGTCTGCGCCGGATGGATTGAACCCTCTGGCCCTCATAGCGTCGACGACGTCTTCCTTCTTGGCGTTCCCCTTACCGCAGACACTCCTTTTCCACGTCCCCACCGGGGCGCCTTGGTACGGCACGCCGCGGAGCTCGGCCCAGCTGGTCAGTGTGGCCATCAGACCCCCGTAGACATGCGCTGCGTCGGTGCCGGCGTGACGACGTATCTCTTCATAGTAGATCGCCGCAATCGGACCGCTCAGCCGGTCGAGCTCGGTGAGCCAGTTGGTGAAGCGCAGATAGCGCATGCCACCGCCGTCGTAACGGCTGGGGCGGAACGAAACTGTGCCGCTGATGATCTGGCCGTTCGTCGAGCACAGTGCCCAGCCGGTGTTGGTCGCCAGATCGAGAGCGAGGATCGTGCCTGGATCGGAACCGGCCAGTTGTTCCGCTGCGGGGCTTGCCAAGGCAGCGGGCGGAGTCAGAGTCGTCGTAGCCATGATGATCTCCTTATCGGGGTTGTCGTGGTCAGGGCGGCGGCGGCTTGGTTCTTGGCGGAGCTGGCCGTCGTCGCCCGCTTGATCGAAAAGCGGAGGCCCTCTCGGCGGCCCATTCGAATTCCCCCGACGTCTGGTGAAGATCGCCATCACAGCACCTCCTTCAGCCAATCGGGTGCGGGGGGACGTTGCGCAGCTCCGGCCGAACATCCCCCGCGACCTCCCCCCGAATTTTCCGAATGATCTGAAGACGTTTGGGAACGTTGGGGACGTTGGGGACGTTTTTCGCCCCTTTCCTCTTCACACGCGCGCGTGCGCGCGCGCACATGCGCGGGGGTAGGGAAAACATCCCCAACGTCCCCAACGTCCCCAAACCCGTTGATAGCGCGCGATCTTTTTGTGGGGACGTTAGTGGGGACGTTTGCAGGCGGCGCGCCAACGTCCCCACCAAAAGCGGCAGCTGCGGCGCTTCTTTCCTGAGGCAGAAGCGTCCAGCGTTGCGACTTGTGCAAAACGCCAGCGGTCGCGATGCGGATACTGCGTCCTTCCAAATCGAACACGCGATCGCGCAATTTGCCGAGTGCCTTGCCGAGCCGCGTGCGTTGCGAGCGGTCATTGCCGCTTCCAAGCGAGAGGGGCGGTTCGCAGGCAATGGCGATCTCGTAGACATCGGACACGCCGACCTCAGCGGTGCCAAAGCGGTCCCACCAGGCGGCGACAAGTCCGCGCCACATCGCGCCCTCGGCATCGCTTGCCGCCATCAGTTCGTCGAGATTGCCGAGAAAGCCGTCGACGCCGGCCACCTCGAGAATGCCGCCCATGATTCGCGACCACGACTCGAAGCTGCCGATGCTCTTTGCGCCCGCCGGCTTGCCGGCCGCGATCCAGGCGGTCACGATGATAAGGCAAGCGACGACCAGCTTTGGGCGGTTTGCCTTCACCCATGCCATCAGGTCGGGATGCCGAAAACCGCTGCGCAACCACGGGCGATCCATTTTGGCGTCGAGGCGGATGCGGACGATCCGTCGAGCAATCTCGCGCGAGAATTGCGGATTGTTGCCAGTCGCGACCCATACGCAGCGGATTGGGATGCGGACAATCTCGGAGACGCCCAGAATGCGGTCTTCCCAGTAGGGGGCGGTGAGAGCAGCGGCGAGAGCGGCGGAATCAATCTCGTTATTGATGTTGTCGATTACCGCCATGGCGGGCATCTGACGCAGCTTGGCGGTGATCCGCTTGCGCCATTCTTCGTCGTTGTCGCTGGCGGTCATCACCGAGACGGGACGCCCGGTGACGATGATGGCGATGATATCGATCATCAGGCCGGCGCCGGTTCCGGCCTCCGGCTTCTCGATGAGGTGGAGTGGCGTCGGCCCATCGATCATGGCGCGAACGAAACCGAGCAGGAGCAGCGCTACGGCATGGGCGCGCTCGGCTTCCGAGACGAAGGGAAACTCGCCGAGCAGATCATTGAGGATGAGAGCTGTCGCCTGCGCGATTTCCTGTTCTGTGGGCCTATCGGGAATGAGCGGAAGCTGGAAACCCGGCTCCGGGTGATAAAGGAGCTTCGCCTCTGGATGGTAGCCGGGCTCGGTGAGCAATGTGCCGTTCCTACCGAAAACCGGCGTGTTGACGATCCCGGCAAGAACATGCAGCGCCGGATCGGGAGTGGCGAGGAGCGATTTGACCAAGCCGGTGGGCGGCGCGGCTGGAACGAGCTCATTGTTCTTGCGGATCCTGCGCCAGCTTGCGAGCCGCGCCAGCATGTAGCGCAGTCGCTCTTCGCTGAGCGCAGCGGCCATCGGGCGGCCCTCGTCGTCCGGCACGATCCAGGACGGCACGCCGCCGGCGCGGAAGAGCCATGGCCTGCGGTTGGAAGCGAGAAGCAGTGACCATGCCTGGTCGCCCGCGCGGGAGAGATCGCCTTCATCAGCACGCAGGCTCGGCAGAGGCGGCGACGGCAGCGCAAAGCCAAACGGGAGATGGCGGCCCATTACGGGCCCTTCGGTATCTCGTTCGGCCATGCCGGCATGGGCTGCGCGAACGAGATCAGCGACTGCGCCCGGCCCATCGCTCATCAGCAGGTCATTGAAATCCGTATCTGGTGCGGGCGGCTGGCAGATCGCCACCTTGCGGCCTTCGGCCTTGAGCTTGCGGGCGGCGGTTTCGGCGGCGCGCAAGCCGGCGCCAGACAAATCGTTGTCTGCGAGAATGAGAATCTCGCGGGCCTCAGGCGGCACAAGCGCCTGTTCGAGATGACTGGTGGAAAGCGCGGCCCAGACCGGTAGCTCGCTCACGGCCGTCATGACCGCCAGCCCGGTCTCGATGCCTTCGCACAGGCCGAGCCGTCCATCGTCGCCCGTCGAGGCCAAATGCACCGCGCCCCCGGAGACTTTGCCCAGCATCTTCTTTGGATTTGGTATGTCGGCCTTCGCGGCGCCGTCGGGCCGAAGATAGATGCGATGCAAAGCGAGGATTTCATTTTTGTAGTTGCGCACGACGCCGATGAGCGCGGGCCAACCTGCTTTCGTCTCCCAATGGGCAAGATCGGGGTGGAAAAGCAGATCGTCGCATTGCGGAACGGCGAGCCCACGCGAACGCAAATATGTTTCGGCAAGCGTGCCGGCGATCGCCGCCGCGCGTGAAAGGATGATGGCGATTTCCCGCTGGTTGTCCTTTTCCCTTGATGCTGGTGGGGGGTCGCGGCGGGCGGGCGTAGCCGGAGTCCAACCGACGATGTCGGCGGCGTACGCGTCGAGGTCACGACCCGTAAGGAGAGTGCTGTTTTCCAGCGCGCTCAGCGGCCCGCCACCTGCGCCGCCATCATGGTCGTACCAGTCGCCCGCATGCTGTCCCTTAAGGGCGATGACACAGGAGCCGTTCTTGCGGGGAGCATCGCCGCGAATATTGGCCAGCCGCCATTCGTCGCCTTCGCGCCGGCCATTGGGAAAATGCCGCGGCACCCAAAGATGCGCTGTGTCGCGTAGCCGGCGCACGATTTCGTCGAGGTCAAAGCGCTCAACCGGTCGCGGCGGAGTTGCCTCGTTGAGGTCGATCATTGCATCGCCTCCGGCGGGATGACGCCACGGAAAAAGCTCCTGCCGAACTCGCACGCCCTTTGGTTGTCTGCCTTCTTGACCATGGCGCGCCTCAATCGAGCAGAACCAGGCCGCGCTCGGCGCGGGTAATCGCCGTGTAGAGCCAGCGCGCGCGGTCCTGTGATGTGCGCCCAAGCCCGTCGTCGAAGACGATCACGTTTTGGAACTGCGCCCCCTGGCTCTTATGACAAGTGATGGCCCAGCCCCAGACGCACTCGATCGTGGAGCGCTTCTTGTGGTGATCGCGCCGCTCTCGGTCGGGATCGGGGGCGATGTGGTCGTCGAAATGGCCGCGGTAGATGCGAAACCGCTCGCGGCTCCCGTTTGCCTCACCGCCAACCTTGCGGCCGTCCTCAGTCGTGATCGCCGCTTTGAAAGCAATGTCGTCGCCATCCTCCTCGATTTCATCGAGACTGACGAACATGCCGTTGACTAGGCCGATATCGTTGCGATTGCGTAGACAAATCAGCTTCTCGCCTGCGCCGGTCGGATAGGGCGCGACGAAGCCCGCCGTTTGTTTCATGGCAAGGTTGAGCTGAATACGCGTGGCATTACGCCCGCAGATGACCTGGCCGGCCCTGAGCAGGGCGGACGGGTCGACATCGGATCGGCGCATCTTCCAGACGAACTCATCGTGCTCGCCATAGGGAATGGGTTTTCCCTCGCGCGCCCAGGTCGCCAGTCTAATAATGGCACTGTCGCCCGCCTGGCGGTGCACTTCGGTTAGAAGGACGTCGGGCTGGCCCGTGTCGAACGCGCCTTCTCCCTTGACCGGTGGCAGCTGGCCGGGATCGCCGAGAACAAGGGTCGGCTTGCCAAAGGCGAGCAGATCGCGCGCCATCTCGGCACCGACCATGGAGACCTCGTCGAGCACGAGTAGCTTGGCGTCGCGGAGGACAGATTCGGAATTGAGCACGAAGCGCGGCTTGTGGACGTCCTTCAGCCGCAGCTCGAGCGAACGCAGCCGCGACTCCTCGAACAGGCGCTCAGCGATACCGAGAGACGGCAGCTTGGCATGTATTTCGGCGACCTCCACCTTGAGTTTCTCGATTTCCTGCGGGCTCGCTTCGGAAACGCGGTAGATCAGTGAGTGGATGGTGGACGCCGGCGTGCCCTTGCGCGTCATCACCAACGCGGCCTTGCCGGTGAAGGCCGCATAGAGCACATCGCCCATCTTCGAGTTCGATGCCGATGTCGAGAGACCCAGCTCCTCGATCGCGTAGCGGACGATGGTGCTCTTGCCGGCACCCGCATACCCGAAAACGCGACACACCTGTTGCTGCTTGGTCCGGTTCTCGAACCAGTCCTTGATTGTGGTGATCGCGGCGCGCTGGCTTTCGGAGAGGGTGATGGTCATGCCTGCCCCCCAGGCACGATTGCGTGGCATCGGACGCGGTATGGGCAGAATGTGCAGATAAAGAAATCTGGATTGTCGGAAATGCGCGGCAGCAACTCGCGAGCCTCGACGGCTCGAATCACGGCGACGGCCTTGTCCGACAGCGCCTGTGCGGCGGCTGGATCGAAAGGCACGAGCTCATAGCGGAGCGCTTGCGTATCCTTGTCGAGCGCAACGAACAGCGTGTGCTCGATGGCGAGATAGGCCATGTAGATCTGGATCTGAGCCCAGTAGATCGGCTTCGACGTTTTGACTCCCTGCTTGACGAGACCCTGCCAGGATGACGATCTAACTGCCTTATGTTCGAAAAGAATGGGGAACTCGATGCCGACGTCCGGGCCGTCGACGATCACCCCGTCGATGTGTCCACAAAATCGCCCCTCTGCGGCCGAAAAGCCGAACTGTTCCCCATTGCGTTTATGTGTCCGCAGAACGAAGCCGGCGAGACGCAACCACCGGATAGTCATTTCCTCGAAACGATGGCCGGCTTCAAAAATCCGCAGCATGCGGCCGGAAAAATCGGTGCCGTCATCGACCGGGACCTGCATCAACTCGTAGCAGAGGCGGCGTACACAGGGTTCGCCGATGCGCGAGGCGCCGAGATAATCGCGCGCAGGGATGGCGGCACGCTCTACCATGAGCGAGGCGTCAATGAGGGCATCAATGCGCTCGCCGATCGGGGGCGGCACGGGGTCGCGCCCGTAGACGAAACCGGAATGGTGGTTGAGGTCGATCAGCATGACCATCGTGGTCACCAGGGAATGTCGTCGTTGAGCGTTTCGCGGCGCATCGCGTCCCGGAAGCCGTCGATGCAGGCCTCGATAATGCGATCGATCTCCCCGGCCGATCGGTCGTGGAACGACGTCATCAGGCCGAGCTCGATCAGCACCTCCGCGAAATTGCGCCGAGCCGCCTTGATCGCCTTTGTCTCGAACTCGGTCTTATCGATCATTCCCCGGTTCCTTTTGGCGATTGCGGCGCCAATATTGAGACAGCGCATCGAGCAGAAGGCGAAGGTCGGGTAACGGTCGGGACGCAGCTGATGCGTGTAGTAGAGGCCCCGGGTTTGCCGGCTGCAGAGGCAGCAGGCCCTCAGCCCATGAGTAGCATCGAGAGCTTCCGCGACCCGGACTCGTTGGGCGCCCGCGCTATCCGCTGCGACGCCAGCACGATGAAGCGGCTGATCGCGTTCTGCGCCATCGCCTCGAGCTCGGGCATGGTCAAAGAGCGGATTGGCTGGTGAAGCTTTCCTCTTCCTTCGAGCCATTCGCCGATCGCCTTGCCCGCTTCATGCGCAACGTGCGCCTCCCACTCGTCATCGGTCATGGCTCAGCCATTGAGCCAAGCCGGACCGGGTGGCTTGGCTGTCGGTGCGCTGGTGCCGGATGATGGCTGTGACCAGGCTGGCGCACCGGGGGTCTGCTGCGACCGAGATTGCGCAGCTGTCGGCTGTCCACCGTGTCCGTTCGCCTGAGTCCAAGCTGGCTGGTTGCCCGCGGCTTTGCTGCCGGCCCCCCGTGAGCGGCTCGGGCTTGGCGGAACGTCCTTGCCATCCATGACCAGTTTCCATTCCTTCTCGGTCGGCAGCACCACGCGGTCGAGGCGGTTCTGATCGGCGTAGCGGGGATCCTCACTCGGCTCGATCTTGATCTTGGCGATGAAAGTGATGCCGCTGAGATCGAAAAGGCCGCGCAGGATGCGCTTCTGCTTGGCCGCATCGCTCATGTCCTTTGGGTCGAGCCCGAGCGCGCTGTCGATCATGGCGCGGAAGGTGCTCTTGGAGATCTTCCAGGCGATCGAGACGCCGTTCTCGTCGACCTTGCCGCCCTGGACCGTGAACATCTGCCAGAACTTGCGCTTGGCGTGCGGCCCATCCACCACGGTGAATTCACAATCGAGCATCCGTACATCGCTCGTGGGATCCTTCGGTGCCTTGAGCAGGGCGTGGTCGATCTCGCTCTGACCGTCAATCCCGCCAGGGCGAATGAGCATGGTGACCTTGGCGAAGGTGCCGTCGGGAATGAGTTCGCCAGTCTTCTGCGGCTCAGCGTCGTTCATGTCGAACATGATGGTCATCCTTTGCTGGGGTGGTTGATCTTGCGGAGCAGCGCGCCGAGGTCGGCCGGTTCAGTCACATCGAGACGGCCGCTGCGGTCCTTTGCGGGCAGACCGAACGGATTCCCTGCCTGGCAGACTAGACGACGAAGTCGGCCTTGCTCGGGATCGTGTCGGAGATTGCTGCCCTCGGCGGTGAACAAGCTCAAGGTGATTACCTCGTCGACGATGCCGGGGAGTTCGCGCCCGGCTTTGCCGCCTTCCAACTGCGGTTGCCAGATCGCGCGATTGAACTCATCGGTTATCTTTTCCAGGATCCCGACGAAGATCACGGTCTTGCCCGGCGCATGTTGCAGGTGCTTGAGAAGCCCGATGACCTCGCGCGCAAGCAGGCCATACGCGCCACGCGTGTCCGGCTTGCCGGTTTTTTCGCTGAACGCCTCGGGCCGCGTCTTGGCCCAGGTCATAGCCTGGCGGGTGAGGTCGGTGATCGAATCGACGAAGATGATCCGTTTCGATGCAATTATTCGAACGAGATCAGGGTAGGTGTCGGCGAGATGGTGGTAATGGTTCTCGCAGAACACCGTATTGTCGTCGGCGGCCGGATTGACGCCGCCGATCAAGCAGCCGATGTCGGTGGCATCGTTGAAGGTCCGCACCGGAAGGCTGTCTCCCGGCCAGTCCTGCACGGACTTCATCCCGGCTTCGAGGTCGATGCACATGGTTTCGGCGGCGGGTAGCGTCTTCAACAACGACGTCTTGCCAGCACCAGATGGCCCGAAGATCGCCATCGTGGTCTTGCCGGAGGCCTCGGCCAGCCGCTGGTCGGCGCTGATGATACGCAGGGCCATCACGCCGCCTCTCTGTGAGCCGTATTCGGCGTTTCGATCCGATAGAGGGGGCGGCCGGTCTCTACTGTCCGTGCCGGGATGAACAGCTCGCGGACCGGTCGCGGCCAATTCGCAAAGGCAGCTTCCGAGACTTCGAGCTTAACCTTGACGTAGTCGGCGGGATCGTCGCCCCAGCCGGTGCGGATGATCTCGACTGCGTGCTTGAGTTTTTCCCGGTCCCACTTCACACGCTTCGGCAGGTCGGCGACGATAATGAAGCCGTTGTCCTCGAAGCGGACCACGCCGGTATCCTTGTTCTCCTCGGCCCGTCGCTGCCGGGCGCGGGCACCGTACTTGAGGTCGAGGGCATCGCGGATCCTGTCTTCGATCAGCGCGAGCGCGGCTTTCTGCTCGGCGAGGTCGTCGAGCACGCAGGCGAGTTCGGGAGCCGACAGTGCGGCGATCTCGCCGGGGCCAAGGTCGCGCACGTGTTCGGTCAGAATGGCAGGCATGATCGCTCTCCTCAGGCGGCAATTGC